TTCAAGTATTGTTCAATTTGATCTGATTTAGGGTCAACAATAGTAAGTATAGAGTCTGAATGAATCTTAATTTCCTTTTGATCTGTAAAATCTGGCCATCTTTTTACAGTATATTCTCCAAAAGGTTCCTTAATCATCTCAACAGGATTTACTAGTTTACAATCAGGTTCTCCTAGTTCTGCTCCACCAACCTCATGGATTTCAGTAACTAAAATAGTATCATTCTTCAGGAGTAAAATCTTGAGGTTCTGCATTAAATTGTTCCAAATAAGATTGTTTAACTTCGTCTAAAGGTTCCACAATAGAAACTACCCAATCACAAGGAATAGGAATTTCTTTTTGTTTTGATAATGCTGCATATGGGTAAAAACTTACCTTTGCAGATTCACCTTCCAGACCTTGCTCTAGTTTAGTGATGAATGGATTATTGAGCAAATAACCAATTACTTTATCGCCAGACATCATTTCTTTGACATCAGCAATAACATCTTCGTATGATTTAAGAATCAAAAGTTTAACTGACATAGTTCTCCAATGTAAGTGATTTATCTTGCAGTTTTAAAATATAGGTTGCAAGTTTATCTATATACCCCTTGTTTCTAAGTTCTTTAAAAACAAGATTTTCAAAGGCATATTCTCCTGCTTTATCCAATCCAGAGTTTCTCATATCTCTAATTTTTTTCAGAAGTTTTTCTAAAACCTCTTCATTGTTTGATGACTGGATAGACCTATTGATCTTACCAATCATATCATTGACCTTCTGATTTAGCAAGTCCTTGTCCAGTTCTCCAGAAAACTTTTCAGGTTTAATTAACCATTTATTTGACTTTAAAGAAAAGACTCCTTGACTTTTTCTTCTATCCTTCCCAGGTTCTTCAACATATGGTTCTACATCATGTCCATACACTTTTACATTATGAGTCAAAGCCCAAAGTTGCTTCTTAGCCTGATAGTAATCAGACATTACATCTGGGCAAGATTTCGTATCAGCAACTATATGAAGATCTAAATCAGAGTACTTAGTATAATTATATCCAGCATTTCCACCAAGAAGAAGAATGTCCTTAATCTTTGACTTCTTTATATCAACAAAATCTGCCCAAGCCTGAGCAACTTTTAACAAATGAGATCTTACCTCTGGTTTTATTTTTTCCCCATTCCAGAAAGCAGGATTTAATTTATCATGAACTCTAAATGATATTGATTCTTCAAGGAAAGTCTTATATCTTTTCATTAATCCTTTTTATAGGTATTTATAAAAAGGGGGGAACAGGATGGTCTTAGTCATCCTTCCCCCAGCGGCGACGATATTCAATAATATTTATAGATAATTTTTGCGAGCATGATGTTCAGGAACAACTTTTCCTAGTGTAATTGTAAGTAGTCCATCTTCAAAAATTACTTCTCTAACTTCTGTATCATCAGAAAGAGTCCATGCTCTCTTAAAGGATCTTTGTCCAACTCCTCTATGAATGTAAGAATCTGAAGATCCTTTATCTTCCCTGTCACCTTCAACAAATAGTTTACCATACTCAGTATAAACTGTAATTTCAGATTTCTTGAATCCTGCAAGTGCCAATTCAAGTCTAGATTCTACATTACTAACTTGAATTAGATTATATGGCGGATAATTTGAAGAGGTTTCATGTAGATTGAATAGACGATCAAAGTATTCATCTAATCCAATACTATTGCGTGTAATCTTATCCATCAGTGTATGAAGATCAGACGCAGTGTATCTAGCAAGAGTTGTCATTATAGTAGCTCCTTAAAAAGCGAGTTTGTGTTTTGTGGACCCCTAAGGCATCCAATACTAATTATAATACATCCAATAAAAAAGGGGGTAGTAAACCCCCTACAAAATTATTCTGTTACCTCTACCTTTTTCTTTTTTGAACCAATATTATACTTGGTTTCAAGAGTCCATTCATTTTTTTCTTTATATGAAAGGACTTTAATTTGATTTAGTGGGGCAATATCAGAAATTTTATTTACATCTACAATAGTAATTAATCCCCAATCAGCAAGAAGTTGTGCAATTCTATTACGTCTCTGAACATCATTGACAGTAAGATTTGCATGTTTGCCATCAAGAGCAAACAACTCTTTGAAATGCACCAGATAATATCTACCTTGCTTATGTAGAATATGGCAAGATTGATAAATCTTTTTTTCTTTCCTGGATGCTACTCCAATACGAGTAAGTGTTTCACGAACCTTCAAAAAGTCATCAGGTTCATTCAGGACTACCTCTACCATTTGGTCTGGGGTCCAATTCACTTCAGGTTCTTGAACAACACTCATTTTGTTCCTCCAATTTCAAGTTTTTGTGTTATAAAATTAAGTTGGTCTTTGGTCAAAATCTTCAAAGCTTGTTCTGCCTTATCTTTACTATATCCATAGTAAGATTTGACTAAATCAATATCTTTGAGTTTATCCTTACGAATCCAAGGAGAATATCTCTTTTTGATCCTGAGAATATTTATAAGAAAATCATATTGTAACTTTTTATCTAATGAATTATGCTTATTGAGTTCATTAACATACATTAGACAATCAATGTGACCTGATAAACACTTGTTAATAATATATGGGGAGTATTCTTTAGTAGAAGAGGGATCTTCATCCATAATATTTTTTTTAGATTGATTGATAGAATTCAACCAATCTTTCAATTCATAACTCATAATTAATTAATACTAATTCTTTTCGTTCATGTTGGTCTTTCATGTACTCACCAACAGATCTCATAGTGTAAGTATGAGCAAATTCAATTGCTTTCCATGTATTAAATCTTTCTTTGATTAACTGCGTTGAATTATAACTGACCATCATATCCATATTATTAGAATCACAATCAGCAGCAAACTTATCGTGATCAAATCCTTTATGCATTGATCCTCTATTGCCATAGAGATTGTCCTTAATGTCATAAGGAGGATCAAGATACATAAAAGCACCCGTGTCTCCATCCATGAGGTAATCATAAGAGTAATTGGTAATACGCCAATTTGCAATCAACTCTGAATATTCTTGCAATTTGTAGATTCCTCTCAAGGAGAAATTGGAATTACTTGCTTGTGCAGAAAAAGATGAGCTCTCTGTGAGTCCACTAAAAGAACATTTATTAACAATATAAAAAGCAACAGCACGATTAAAGTTTGATTGAGTTTTATCATTAATATGATCTTTTGACTTTACAAACAGTTCTCTTGCTAATTCTGGAGTATTGTAAGCAAGTTTACAGTCAACTAGTTCACTCTGCAAATCATATCCAAACATCTGGAGTTGTTGCCAGAAGTTTACAAGAGGTTCATAAAGGTCATTTACCCAAATATCCAAAAGGGGAAATTGTTTTGTAATATAAATGGCAACACTTCCACCACCAAGAAATGGTTCACGAAACTCTCCATAACAATCACGAAGATTTGGAAAGTATTGTGCTATTTTTTGAACTGCTCTGGATTTACCTCCAGGGTAACGAAGACAAGTTTTTAATTGCTTTTGACTACACGCCATTCAATTTCTCCATAATCATATTGTACTTTTCTTGACGTCTTTTGCCAAGATAAGGTTTCATCAATTCAGTCCATCTTTTTGCTGCTTCACCCTGAAGACTTATACAATAAATTGGTTTTTGCCCTGCTGCTATGTGAACAGGACCCCCATCAGTATAAGTTGCTTTTCTGCCATCCATTATAGTAGCAACTCTCTCCATAATGTCTTGGTCAGTCATAGATATACTCATAGTAACATAATCTTTCTCTGTATATGTTTTTCCATTAGAGAAAGTTCTTGTTCTTCCTTTCTTGTAAGTCCAGGATCCCTCACCTTCCCATATACCAGTTAACCAGGCAAGTTCTGTTTCTGATGGTTCTCTATGTTTGTAGACAGTGCCTTTAGCCATAACTTATAAATTACTCCACTTCTATTTAGTAGGGGAGTTGTCTTCATAATCAGGTTTGTTATACTTCAAATATTCCCAGAAAGTAAGTTTCATTTCTTTATGAGTCATACCACAGTGCTTTGCTGCAGCGGGAAGAGTCATTTTAGCACGAAACAATGCTTCATTTGCCTCCTTTACATTTTCTGGAGTAGTTTTTACTACAGGTTCTTTTAAAGTTTTATATGAAATTTTATAAGGGTTCATAGAATCAAAGATTTTTCTGGAGTAATAACTGCACTAAATGCATTTCTATGCTGCTCCAAAACCATGTCACTTGGAGTTGCTATGTAAACAACATGACATTTATCTATCATCACTTCATCTTTACCCTTATCCATCAAAGGAATAAAAGGAACAAATGCCATAGATCCTTGATTGGTCATAACTCCTGCTAGAGAGTTTTTAATTGTAATGGACTCATCTGTTTCTGATGTAAGATCACAAACAATTTCTTGTCCAAAAGTAAATCTAATAAGTTTGGTATTCATTTGAATTTACACTCCACATAAATAATTTAAAATCACACTCAAGGAAAGTATCTCTAACGAAACTTGCATTCTACCATAATTTCTGTAAGGGCAGCAAGAAGATTTATTTCTTGATCTGCCACGAATGCACTTTGATATTGATACTTAGCCACAATAAGAACAGCAGCAGCAATTCCAGAACCATCTAATTTATCATATA